TAATTAAATCAACAGAATCGTATCCTGCTGTTATGAAATCAGCAAAAGGATTACATATTATAATTTGTAAAGTACAATCATTAATTAAAGGAGGTAATGATAATTTAAAATTTGAATAAACTATCCCCCATCGTGTTCCATCACCATTAAAAGGAACTTTAAATTGATAAAGTGTGTTATAATTTACCCAATAATTACCTTGATGTAAATAATATCCATCACTTGTTTTTATTATAATTTTAAAAGTTATTTCTTCACTCTCTTGAAAACCTATTTGAGCAAATAATTTTGCATTAAAATTAAATGTTTCTCCAATTTCACCATTTATTGGAGTTGAAGCAACTAATTCATATACTCCAGATCTTCTACCAATTACTAATCTTGAAACAGATGAATTTATAAATGGATATAAAATTACATTAGCTGGTGCCATTTCTGAAGTTGTCCAATTATAAAAAACTGGATTTGCTAACCATTCAGCTACCGGAATAGTTGTATCAAAATTAAAAGTAGGATTAATTACTAATCCAGCTACTAATCCATATTGATAATTCAATCGATATGCCGATATTGCTCCTTTTACTTCTATTTGTTGATTTGCACCCGCATGATGAGGATAAAATCCATTTATTTGACTTCCTAAAACTGCATTTAAATTCTTTGTAAAAACAGCATCAGTTGTTTGATTAATAAATTCAGTATAACCGTTTAACTCTAAATCGTTAGGTCTGTAAATCCACCATTGGCCATCTTGTTGAGTTATAACTGCCGAAAATAAATTTAGCATTGAAGTTAAAACCTCGTTGCAGTCCATTATAACAATATCGTTTTTATCTTTTATAAAACGATCTGAATTTACATAAATGTCTTTTAAAATATTTGTTCCTGTATAATCAGTATATTCAACGTAAACGCTTGTATTTATATTTAAAGATAATCGTGTTCTATCTAAACAACCTTTTATAACTTCATAAACCGACATTTTACCTGTAAAAGGTAATCCATTGGTTTGAACAAAAGATAAGTTTTTTAAAGCACCCAAAACATCATTGCTTTCAATATTAACATACCAAACATCATTAACAAAACTTTGTTGGCATCCATCGGGTTTAATATATCCTTCAAATATAATTTGATTACCTTTTAATAGTTCAGTTTTATAGGTAAATTCATCTTCAAGTAAAAATTCATCAAAGGTTAATGTTTGACTTGCTTCTAAAGATAAATCTAATCCTGTTCCTCTAATCTGATCTAATATACTATCAACATTTGACTTTTTAAGTGTAAATGTTCCATATATTTCAGATGCAGTACCTTGATAATTGCTTTTATAAATATTTAGTGTATAATCATCAAAATATAAATAATATTTTAAATTACTTCCAAATGGCTCTACATTTTCTGTAGTTATACTAATATTTGGGTTTATATCTTCATCAATAGTAACAACAGCATCCGCTTGTATTAAAACTTCAATACTTGAGTTAACTAAAGAATAATCAATTAAATCATTTATATAATTTTCACGTAAAAAACTTAACAATATTTGCAAAGTTTCATCAAGTGATGTTCCTATTGGAACTTGGTCAAATTCTGTCGGTGTTGCACCATTAGGAATAAAATCAACTTTTAATACAAAATCACCTGTTGAATAATATAAAGGAAATGAATTAACATTTATGATATAACTATATCCAATAAAATTTGTAATTGGTTGTGCGCTAAAATCTATTATTATTTTCTTTGCCATTATCCTAAACCTAAAGTCCCTCCTAAACGTCTATTTGAGTTTAAAGTATTATTTAAAACTCCTATTAACTTTTGCCCTGCAATTTCAAACACTACAGTTCCACCGCCACCGCCACCACTAAATCCGCTCGAAGTAAAACTTTGATTGTTTGCACCTGCTCCCGATGCACCAGAAGCACCTCCTCCACCACCTATTGAACCGCCTATTGAACTTGATTTTGAACTAAAAAATGAACCTAAAGCAATTAAAGCAACACCGGCTGCAATAGCTGCACCAGGGTTTAATGATTTTAAAGCTGTCTTTATTCCTAATAAACCAACCCCAATTGAAATAGCCATTTGCCCCATATTTGTTAAAATACTACCTAAAGAACTTAAAAGAGTTTGACCAACGGCCTGTAAAACATTGCCTCCAGTAGCTAAAGCATTTCCTAATGCGCTTCCTAATCCTGCAAATGTATCAGCAATAGAAGTGTTTATTATTTCAGTTGCAGAGTTATTAAATTCAAGTAAAGCAGCAGTCATTAAAATAGCACCCTCATTAATTATATCAGGTATCTGAACTAAAGATGATTTTATTACGCCAGGTAATTCTTTTATCTTATTTCCAAAAGCATCAACTTGACCATTGAAAAATGCTATATCTTTAACTTTAAATAATGGAGCAGCAATAATTTTATTTCCTAATCCTGTAACTTGTGGAGTGTTAAAAGTTGGTTTAGCAGGTTTAGCTTTCTCTGCAAGTAGTTTTATCGAGTCTTGTGTCTTTTGATTTAATTTACCAGCTAATTTATCTTGTTGGGTTTGTATTTCTAAAATTTGCTCGTTTAAATCTTTTACTTTTGAGGCAGATAAAGCTAAAGCACCCGCAGCACCCGCAGCTCTTTGACCAGCACCTGCTATGTTATTAGCTGTTTTTAGATTTTCATTTGCTTGTCTTACATTTTCTTGAGACTTTTGTAAATTAATTAACTCTTTTTCTTTTTGGATTTGAAGTTCTAATTTTTTAGCTGCTAATTCGCCAATCTTATCAGAAATGGCACTCGCTTCAGCTCTTGCAATAATTGCCTTTGATAATTCCCTGGTTACTGCTGTTAAATCACCCGTTAAAATTTGCTCTTTGCTTAAATTAGCAAAATAACCTGGATATTTAGATTGTAATTCTTCAACAGCAATTAATCTGTCTTTTCGTGAATTTACTTCATTTTGAGCAACAGAAACTAAAGCATTTAACCCCGCAATCTCTTGACCTGAACTTTTAGCAGCATCTACTGATATTTTATTTAATTCAGCTCCAAAAGCATCAAAGTTTCCTGTAATCTTATTAATAACATCGCCAACTGTCAATCCGCTTTGGGCCAATAAAGTCAATCCTGTTGTAAGAAGTGAAACACCCAACAATATACCACCGGTTCCCGCTAAAGAATTTGCTAAAGCCTTTAAGGCTCCGCCTGTGCTTCCTGTTTGGTTTTTAAGACTTGCAAACGCTTCGGCAGTAGCAGTAAGGTTGTTTCCGATACCAATAATACCAAATGGCGCATCCTGCGCTATTCTACTAAACTGCGTTAATGTATTACCCGCATTGGCAACCTTTGGAGCTGCGGATGCAAAAGTTTGTCCTGTATCTTTAACCGTACTTTTAAGGCTGTTTAAACTTGCCTTTGCATCTTTAATCTGTGAATTGATTTCAGTAGTATCTAAACCAACTTTTAACCTATCAAGTTTTATCTTTGACAGTTCTTTTATATCAAACTCAACTTCTTTGATTTTCTTTTCAAAGTCGGTAATGTCTGCTCCAATCTCAACTGATAATTTACCTCCTGCCATTATGCTTTTATTTTTTCTTGATATTTTCTAAATTCATTCATAAACCTTTCTTTCATCTCATCCGTTACACCTGACCTAACTTGCTTTTCATTATTTAAAGGTAAAAACGCTTCTTTGCGTTTAACCATTTTTTTAGGATCTTGATGAGGTGCAATGTAACTCGTCCACATTAACTCCCTTAACTTTTGCCAATCGTATAAGTCAATTCTTTTATATGCAAAAAGTCGAATTTGAAACTCCGCCCACGTCATATCGTAAACCGCTTCCAAACTCGACATTCTTAATTCACCAATGGCAAAAGAAATTACATCCTCGCTCCAGTTTATTTTTTCGTTACTATTTTTTTTTTGCTTTTATCTTCCGGAACATCCTTTGTTAAGGATTGAGTAAAGGCTTGAAAAAACGATGTAACTACTTCGCTGTCCATTCCAACCTCATCAATCCACTCTGCTACATCAAAAGCATCAAAGTCAGGAAATTCATTTTTACGTTTAAAACCAAAAGCACAACTGTGAAACATAATTAACGGAATCCATTTAAAAGGATTCTCTGCTAATTTATCATCGATTTCAGTCATCGCTATTTTTTCGCTTTCGAGTAAGTTTCCTAAAAAACCTAATCCAAAATGGAATAAACGATCTTTACCACCAATAGTTAAGGTTATTTGTTTCATTAATCCATAGGATCATAAGTTAATACAGGGCCATCACCATCTAATGTAAGTGAGAAAGTTGTAACCTCGTCACCACTTCCGAAAGTAGCACTTAAATCAGTAATATAAGCATAACCATAGTATTTTACAGAGTCATTATTATCAACATCTGTATCAAGCTTCCAATTCACTAAAGTTTTGTTTAGTTGCAATGAAAACAAAGCATCATGAGAAGTTTTTTGATCATCACCTCCATCAGTGGTAGTGTCGATATATTCGCCTTCTGCATCTAATGAATAACTAAATGTTCCTGGGGTTTTTTGAATTACACCTGGTGAACATTTTGTAGTGCTTTCAATCATTGATAATGTTGTGTTTAATCCATTTGAAGTAAGACAAGCAACAGGCTTATAAGCCGATGCATCCCAAATGTAAAGTATTCCGTTTTCGCCTTTTATTGACATATTTTCTATTTTTTATAAATTAATGATTTCAAATTCAAAGATAATAATTTTATTTATATTTATTCTAAATAATTATAAAATTTATTGTAAAGTTAAAATTACTCGAATAAAGCTACGATAAACCGTTTGTGTTGCTGTGCTGCTATCTAAATTACTTGGAAATTCAAATCGACGATTTAGAACATTATAACCATCAACATTAATGTTTTCAATTAATGATAATATATTATTTTCCATGTCATCGTTAACCAATCTACTACCTACATTACCGGCTCCATTATAGATTTTTACAATATCCAAAAGAGTATAAGAAATCCATTGGTAATTGCATTTAGTAGCTTTGTCAATCTCTTTGTCCTGTGTTGAAATAATAACGTATTGATTCGGATTATCATTGCCGGTTACTTGCATATCATAACAATCATAATCGCCTATTATGGCATCGTATAAAGCTTTCCTAACGTATTTATTTGGATTTACCATACTTGTTTAATACTTTTTTTAACTTATCTAAATATTCTGTTCTACCTTGCAATAATGCCGGATATAAATAAGGTCTTGGCCTTAAATTAACTTGCTTTATTCCTTTACCTATAAATTTAATTGCCTGGTCTTTTAACTCGTCAGGAACTTCCACTAAACCGCCTGTTCCAAATTCAACGAATGGAGCATAAGGAGCAATAACACCTCCAGCTTCAACATTCCAATTTAAAGGAGTATCTTTTACCGCTTGTATCGATTGACCTAATTTACCAAAGTTGGCCGGTGCATAATTTTTAGCATTCTTTTCAATATTACGAGCGACTAATTCAGTAACTCCTTCAATATCTTTTTCAGCTTCTTTGCCGTACTTTCTTATATTAGCCAAAACACTATTTAAGCCTTTTATTTCCATTAGGTTCTTTGAGTGGCTTGTATTTGAATATCAATATTATCCAAGTCAATATTTAAAACGCTATCTATATTATAAATGACATTATTGTAAACAATAAAGTTATCTTTTATAGAAATATTTAAATTTGGATTATTACGAATGGTAAAAACTACCTGAACAAAATTATCGTTTTGTCCGTTCTCGTTTGTTCTTGAAGCGTTGTTTGTTGTTACGTTTGCCCAAAGAGTATAATCTAAATCTGTTGTTACAGTATTACCACCATATCCATCGGAAATAGTTGTAGTGATCCACATTTCAATAATCCTATCGTATTTTCTAGCAATCATTATAAGAATCGTCTGTTAACATCAATATTAGATAAGACAAAATCAGGAACGCTATTCATTGCGTTTTTAGTTTCGGAATTGTAAAACCAAAAGTTTATTAACTGCAAAGCACTATCAATTAACTCCGAAGGAATATCCTCAACAGAAGTATATCCAGTTGTTAAAGTAACCATATTATTAACCGTTGGAACAATAGCGTAAAGCGGTCTATAAATTATATCCAATTCAGTTTCGGTATTGTCTATTGGATAATCGTAAACTCTAACTTGTTGCACTAAAGCAAAATCTTTAAAATAAACTTTATCACGTGTTTTGAATATATGATTTGTACGTTTCTCAATAAAAGAAAGTGCAGAGTTTATCATTCCGGTTATTTCATCATCGGTAACGGTTTGTCCCTCATCGATTTTTAAATATAACTTGGCTTGTTCTAAAGAAATAACATCGGTATAATTAGTCATTATTTTTTGGTTTTAGTTTCTTTAACTTCTTTAACTTCTTTAACTTCTTCTATATAACCATCAGTAAGCATTCCTAAAGCTTGTTCTTTAGTCAACTCAATAGTTTCATTTACTTTATAGTTTTTTTTATTGGAATGAGTGTAAAATGGTTTTAATACTTTAAATGTCATGTGGAGTTTATTAATGTTAATTGTAATAAAAAAAGCCACCACAATCAAGCAGTGGCTTTAGTTTAAATAATCTTAATGATTATGCAGTAGCAGTGAAATCACCGTAAACAATTGCTAATGGTTGCTCAACAGCCAAAGCAACTTGTGCCTCAATTCTTGCAGTGATATTGTTGTTAACAAAGTTTGTTCCTTCAGTTTCAGAAAACTCTAAAGACAATCCTTCAGTAGTTACTTTGTTTACTCTTGTCCAATCACCTACATAGTATTTGTTAGCAGCTAACCATGTAGCTTTAAATACTTGAACTCCTGCAACTCTTAAAACTCCGCCTTCGTAAGTAACGGCAGACTCTAAATCCATTTTCGCAGTTTTCAAGATATCTAAATAATCAGTTGGTCTGATAACGATACCATTTACAGTATAGTTTGCATCTTCTAATTTACCAATCTCATTGATAAGCATTTCAGATTTAGAACTTCCTGTTATGATTTCAGTTGATTCTGTAGCATCAGCAGCTAATACTGTGTTGAATGCAGCATTTTCAGCTTTTAAGTAATCTCTTCTTAACAAGTCAGGAATAGCTGAAGTGATATAAGAAAGGTTGTTACGCATTTTTTTAGAGTAACGAGCAAAACCAGCGATGAAGTTTGTAGAAACATCAACAGCAGTAAAGTCGTAATCTCTTTGGTTTTTAGCAGAGTTTTCAGAGTTTGCTCCGATTGATCCCTCTCCGGCACCTTCAACTGTATATGTATAAGTTCCACCATTGATGTTAATGTTACCTGTTAAGTCAGCAACGTTTAACATTTGTGAAGGGAATCTAACAATGTCAAAGTTATAATCTCTTGGCTCTTCACCTGTAAAGTTAGCAGTAGTCATGTTTCCTACAGCTTTCAATCTGATTTTGTTGTTTTCACCAACTGTTGCAATTCTTTCAGCATTATCTTTAATTAAAGATTTGATGTTGTCAACATTTGTGTTAGCTTCAGCTTTTGCTTTCTCTTGAAGTTTTACATCCAATTTGTCAGCGTGATCTTGTACAGCTTTCAAGTCAGCAGCAAATTTTAATTCAAGTGAATTTTTTACACTTTGCAATTCAGCATCGAAAGTAGATACGATTTCTGAAGTTAATTTTTTTTCAAAAGCATCGATTGCGCTTTTTACTTCTGTAGCGGTTTTAGTTTCTAATCCGCTTTTAATGTTTGCCAATTCGGCCAATAATTTTTCGTCCATTTTTATTTAATGTTTAACGAGTTTGTAAATGATTTTAACGTGTCTAATATAAGCGGCTCAACTTCTGGAGTGTCATCTTCTAACGGCTCTTCTGTAAGTGCTTTTAATAATGTTTCGATTTGTTTTAACCTGGTATCAGAATAATCCAAATCGTATGCTTTTGTTATCAATTCCATTAAACCATAATGAGATTTAATAGCTTTTATATTTTGTACTGTACTCAATTCGTTAGCTGCCCAACTTGACAAGAATGAATATTCAGCAAGTTTATACTCTGTAATTTTGGCTTTCTCTTTTGCATCTCTACTTATTACCTTATATCCAATACTTAACTCTGCATTTAGATTGCTATCATGCATAAGTTTAACATCGGTAAACATATCACGACCTAAATCTTTTTTCATATTGAATTGGGTTGTAGTAAGCAAACCATAAGTATCTTTAGTATCAATCTCTAAAGGAACACCTATCATCATTGTAGGATTGTGATCCTTCAATACTCGAATGCGTTTAAAGTTTTCCGCAACCGTTTTGTTAAACGATCCATAAGCGGAAATATCACCATCGCTGTCTTTAACATTGTAAACGTTAGCATAAGCTGTAACAACTCCTTTGCTTTCGTCTAACTCTTTTAAGTCGTATGCTAATTGTTTGAACTCTATTCTATCCATTAAAATTAGTGTTTATAGATACAAAGATATAAATTTTATTTAGACTTAATATAAATAGTATATATATTTTTTTTAGAAGGTAAAGAAATTTTGTTTTAAGTCAAAATAGAATCGCATTGCTAAAGCATCGGAGTAATCGGGTGAATGGCCAATTAACTCCTTTACTTTTTCTTTTGGCAATATCCTTAACTTACCATCTTGGTCAATCTTATCTCTTTTAACTTGTTCTAACTCTTTGGTTATTATATCTTGTACATCGGCATTATTGCAATCAATAAATAGTTTGTTGGATTGGATTAGTTCAGCCAGTTTATAATAGCATTGCGTTTTTAGGTTTTGATACTCGACATTATTGTTTTCTTCTTTTAATGCTTTTGAATTGTTTACAAATCCTTTGCAACGTACAATATCCACAACACCACCACCAACACCATCCTCATCGGCAACAACGTTAGACAATGGCACCCGATGTTTATTCATTAACGATTTGATTGCTTCAGCAGTTTCGGTAATACTTGATTTGTCTAAAGTAAATATCTCAATAACTCTGAAGCCACTCCAAACAAGTATAACCATCTTATCGCTTCCGTATCGAGCAATATCCGCACTAATATACATATCACCGGCATCAACAAAGTCATTCGTAAATATGTTCTGAATCTTATCAAAGTCGATAAGCCTTGCAGGATCATTGTCAAACTCCCAATTACCATAATACAATCTTTGTTTACTATTCTCATCCAATGCGAGTAAACTATCTAAATAGGATGGAGGTAAGTTAGGATTGTCAGTTGGCAATGATTGTATAAACTTTCTCGTTTCGTTTATAGATCCGGCAGCAGTAGGAAGGTAAAACTTTGAGTAAGTCCAGTTCTTTGCCGGGTTACACGTTCCTAATATCTTTGGAGTTAAATTGTATTCATTTAGTTTATATCTTATCCTGGATGTAACTATTTGCCATGCCTTAAATGATATTTGATTGCACTCATCTATAAAGGCTCCGGTTATCTCTAACGAACCTAAACTATCAAAGTTTGGATCAGCGGGATAGGAATATAGATCCTTTAATAATATTTCACTTCCATTGGTCCAGGTGATCACTCCAGTTTGACTATTGTAGTTATAGGAAGTAGATAGTTTTAAATTGGATGTAAGTTCAAAGAAAGTATTTAAAGTAGTTTCTTTTAATGTCTTTAACTTTGACCTTCCCATTAGCCAACGGGTGCCTGGATAAGTTTGACATTGTTCGATAAGCCATAAAACACCTAGAGCGGATTTGCCACCACCCGCAGCACCACCGTATAATATTTCTTTTGTTACATTATCTTTAAGATAATAAACAGCGTGTTCTTGCTTAATTAATAGTTTCATTTGGTTTTATTCCACTACCTAAACTTATAACGTTTGTAGTGATTTCCCCGGAGTGTTCTTGCTGTACTTTATCGCCAAACATTTTAGGATAATATTTAGAAGCCTTCCATTTTAAAGTTTGGATTAATACGTTTGCTGTACTTGCATCATACAAACCATTTTTACAGCCTTCCCAAATTTCATCGATTTGAGCATCTACACTTTCGCTTTTGTCTTGTATTGAATTTACATACAGGTTCGATAATTCTTGGTTTTCTCTTTTCCATTTACACCAAGTAGAAAAAGCGGGATAATTATCTTTGCTTTCTAAAATAGTTTTAATGTTTTCACCATCCGCAATTTTATTGCAAATCTCAATACATAAATCAAAATTATATTCGCTTGGTCTTGCCATTTTATATTAATTTACCAATTACTCCCAATTCTTTAATGACATCGGGATTATTATCATAATGCTTTGAAATGCCTAATTCCTTAATCTTTTCAATCTTTGCTTTATTACTTCCGGTTGCAAAAATTTGAAAATGTGGAATATTTAATTTGTCAGCTCTGCTATACATCATAGGTTTAAATGAACGAGCTGAAATAATATAAACAATATTACCTTTATTTATTTCATCTTTTGCTAACTGCATTCCTTTAGCTGTTGAAAGAGTTTCATCGTAATCAAATGAAACTTTAATTTTTTCAGCTTTAGTTTCGGTCCAGGCTGATTGACAAACTGCATATCTTTGCTGTGTATCGTATTCATCATTCATTTTTTCATCCTCCATACATCTTTGAATGAAGTCAGTTCTATTTTCGCCTGGAGTTGGATTTGGTATTGGCATATAATTTATTTAATACGTTAAACCTACTCTATTGCTAAAGTAGGTAAAGAGTAACTTTAATTTAATACTCCCGCTAATTTTTATTAATTAAGTTTCTAATTGCTATATTCTTTTTAACCTCATCGTATAGTTCACCATTGAACTCTAATATGAAGTCAGTTCCGTTTAAAACTAAACACATTGATTCGCTGTCAATCACATAACAACCATTAACATCAGAGATAACGAAATCGAAGTTTAGGTATTCCTGATCATGTTCTGTTTCAATTAAAACACGTGGTTGCTTCATATAACAAAGATATAAAAAAATAATTAGTAAAATGTTTGGTAGTTTATTATAAATAACTATATTTGTATACTATTAATTATTAAATCAAAAATTATGAAATCATTTTTATCAAAACAGAAGTACCAAGTTTACGCAATTGGATTGATTGCAGTATATTTTTTAACCCGATTTTTTTACTAAAACATTATGAAAACAAAAATTGAAATTAAAAGTATTTTTGGTCATTTACTTTTTACTTACGAAGCAGAAAATGCAATTATTAAAGATGCTGTTGAACAAGCAGTAAAAGAAAAAGTTTCCTTATCTTGGTCTAACTTATCTTCGGCTGACTTATCTTCGGCTGACTTATCTTCGGCTGACTTATCTTCGGCTAACTTACGTTCGGCTGACTTACGTTCGGCTGACTTATCTTCGGCTGACTTATCTTCGGCTAACTTATCTTCGGCTAACTTATCTTCGGCTGACTTATCTTCGGCTAACTTATCTTCGGCTAACTTATCTTCGGCTGACTTATCTTCGGCTGACTTACGTTCGGCTGACTTATCTTCGGCTGACTTACGTTCGGCTAAAAATAAAGAAACTGCAAAGATACCGTTATTTTGTAAATGGGATTATTCAATTTTAGGAGATAAAATACAAATTGGATGCGAAAAAAGAACTATTGAAGAATGGGATAAGTTTTTTGCAAGTGAAGAAGTTTTATCAACTAAAAGAAATACAGAAGATTTTAAACAAATTGAAGCTATTTATAACGCTTGTAAAGCATATTTAATAACATTATCATGAGCATTAGAGCAAAACAAAAGTTCTATAACCAGGCTGTCACGCTTGGGATAGATTTGAAGGATTTGGATGTTGAGAAATTAGACTTTTCAGCACCGGTTAAACACAAGAGCAGTTTTAAAAAACGAGCTTCAGAAATAAAGGAAATGTATAATTATAAGTTCCCCGCTTATGTAGAGCCTCGGAGTTTCGATTTCGGATTGTTTAATATTGAATTTACAAGAAAATGAAAAGGTTAATATTAGATTCAATAAAGGATTTCTGTAATGAAAACTATAATTGGTTTGATTACTATATTAACTCCAAAGGCTTTGAAATTTACGATAATGATTTTAATTGCATTGCCGTAGTTGATTTTGAGGTTGAGGTTGAAGTGTATCGTAAGCCATGCACCGGTAATTATTTTAATCCTCCAGAGACAGGTGAATGTGATTTTATACTTTACGAAATTACTTTGCATGAAATATATAATTCAAAAGGACAATTATTGCCAAACTATAAATTGAAACTACAAGAGGAATTGGATAACGTAAAAGGTAAAATAATATGAAAAAAGAAAAAAATTTAGGAGGCAGACCTAAAGCATTTATTGACGATGTGGCGGTTGTTTTGCCTATTTCAGTTCCAAGTAAAGAGCGTGAAAGATTGCGGATCAAATGGAACAAAGATTTGGATGAATTTAGAATTAAAAAATAAATTTGTTTATTAATTATAAATTACTATATTTGTAACCGAGTTGGTCAGAACTCTAAACCGAAACATAACTAATTCCCTCTGACACTACATACTGACCTATCTTTTGAAAGAGGGATTTTTTATTTAAACTATTATGAAAACACTATTTGACAATTTAAAAGAAGAACACAAAGAGCAATTGGAAAAGATGGCAAAATTATATCCAAATTCCCATGCAAGATTGGTAAAAGCATTAGAAGAAAATTATGTTTATACATTGCTTACAGTATCAGATGCGTACAGCTTGGTAATGAACACTACTAACAAAAGCTTTAATATTATTAATTTATCAAACCTATTTTATGAGTAAAGATTTATTCCAATTGATGAGAGAGCAGGAAATCCAAACACAGAACTTCCTGCCAAACAAAAAAGAGATCCAATTCTCTGCGACCAAATTTATAACTGATGTTATAGATGGAGGTGAAGTTGACAAGTACGAACTCCTGGCACAAGCTAAAAGAATGCAGGAAACACTTGACGTTATAACTGCTAAAATTTTAGAAGTAGTTCCACAAGAAAACTTTGAAGCTTTTGGCCTTAAAGGAACATTTAGAAATGGTGGCGAAACCATAAACTATAAAGATGATTTTAAATGGTCAGAAATCAAAGAAAAACTAAACAAAAGGGAAATGCTATTGAAGGTAGCGTTGAAGTCTAATTCAAGCATTTACGATGATGATGGGATTGAAGTTACACGAGTAAGCACATCACCACGCAAAGATACTTTAGCTATCTCTTGGTAATTAAGCAAAAAAATATTATATTAGCATATCATAATTAACAGATGCAAGGTTCGGGCATCTTAATTCCGGACCATAAATAAATAATTATATTATGAGTACTTCAAACCGCAAACAAGCGTTTGCACAACCAGCAACAAACCCAGCCACTAAATTTATCGAGTGGAAATCAAACGACAAATGTTTTTCTTATTTTGACAAAGCAATCGCTGAATCTTTAAAAGGTTCTGATATTGATGTTATAAAAGAAAAAGCAAATGTATCAATTCCTTTACCATTTAAATTTTTAGTATTAGATGAGTTATCATTTGTAAAAGGATGGAGCGATTCTTTAAGTGGTAACATTATTTCAAATGAAGTTAAATTTATTTCTAAAGAAACACTAACTGCTAAATGTTATCATAAAAACATTAAAGGCGAAAATGCTACTACTGAAATTGCCAAAGGTTTATATAAAGACATTAAGGATCAAGTTGTGTCTGCCGGAGCAAAATATCACAAATCTATTTATGTGATGTTAGAGGATGGCTCACTTGCAAATATTAAATTTAAAGGTGCTTGTGTTGGCAAATGGGCAGACTTTACACAAAAGACTCGCTCCAGGTTAGCAGATGAATGGATTGTTATAGCCAAAGCTGAAGATGGTAAAAAAGGAGCAGTTAAGTTTTCAACGCCAAGTTTTTCTTTTGGTAAATCTTTAAGCGAATCAGAAGCCAAACAAGCGGATGAGTGCTTTGATACATTGGAGGCATATCTTAAAACCTATTTAGTTAAACAAGATGTCAACGATATTGAGGTTGTTCTGAATGGTGACATAGCCAATGACTTTAATGAATCGCAAGAAGCTTCAGAGTTTGATGACGATTTAGATTTTTAAATAGCATTCAACACAACTAATTAAACCACCTTAACCGGTGGTTTTTTTTATTTCAATACTTTAGTATTAAATAGTACACTTTTTAAGCTATAAAGTACACATTAATTTATAAATGTGTACTGTTATTAAAGTCAATAAATATAAGGGTTTACAATAAAATAGTACACATGTACACTTTAATTTGACTTTTTTCTAAAAAAATAAAAAAATAAAAAAAGTTTTTTTTCTATAATATATATAAGGCTCTCAATGTGTACTTGTGTACTTTTATAAATAAAGTTTTTTATATTGGTTTTTTTATTATATTTGTAAATGTAGTCTGGTAGCTATAATTAAAATATTATCAATGCCTTATGCCAACCGACTACCAGCGGTGGGTGTAGGGCATTAACTTTTTAAAAAAAATAACAAACATGAAAATTTTAAGAACAGATGGTGGAGGTGAAAGCTTCACAGATGAAAGATTAAGAACTTTAAGAAAAATGTTATTACATTTTGAACTTAACAACATTTATTTATTACATGACCATAAAGGTTTATTGACTGTTGTTTGGGATTCCATACCTAATGATTATGATAAAGAAAAAGTAAAAGATGCCTGGGCCTTTTTAAATGAGTATGAAATCGAACATAAAATTGTAACTTTTAAAGATTTATAATTATGATAGTTACTATTTATAGAAAATCAAACGATACTTCAAATGGATTTTATAAAGATGTATTGTTTTGTCTTGAAAGAATAAGACAAGGTAAATCAAAAGAAATGGTTGAGTGGTTACGAACTTTGCCAAAAATAGATTATGATAAAAATAAAAATCAACTGCCTGGAGTTTGTTTTAATGGTATTTTTAATTATAGATCAAAGGCAGGAATAAAAGAACATTCAGGTCTTATAATTTTAGATTTTGATAAATTTGAAACTTCCCAAGATGCGATTGATTTTAGAAATTCAATATCTGATGACGATTATATTTTTAGCTGTTGGATTTCCCCAAGTGGAAAAGGTGTAAAAGCTTTGGTTAAAATTCCTAAAGACATAGAAAATCATACTTTATATTTTAATTCTTTGCGTGAATATTATAACCATCCTAAATGGGATAATAGTGGTTCAGACATAAGTAGGTTTTGTTTTGAAAGTTATGATCCGGATTTATTTATTAATAAAGATTCTAAAACATGGGAAAAAATAGAAATTCCGGAAGTTGAAGATTTAGGAAAAAAAACAGTTTCAATTTCTATAAAATCAGACAATATTATTATAAATAATCTTTTAAAATGGTTTGAAAAAAAGTACAACCCAAATGAAAGAAATAAAAGCATTTTTAAATTAGCATCCGCTTTAAATGATTTTGGAATTGATAAAAATGTAGCTGAACAAACTCTATATCAATTTGAACAAGAAGATTTTGACAGGAAGGAAATTTTAACAACTTTAAACTCTGCATATAAAAAAACTGCCAATTTTAGAACTAAATTTTTTGAGGATAAATTAGTTAAAGAAAAAATAGAGAAACAAATAAGAAGTGGTAAGAATAAAAAAGAAGTAATTGAAAACTACTCTGAATACAAAAAAGAAGAAATTGAGAGCTGTATTGACGATATAAAAGAGGAATTATCCGTTTCAGACTTTTGGTATTATAATGACAAAGGAAGGATAAATTTAAGTCCACATAAATATAAATTTTGGCTTCAACAAAATAATTTTTTTAAATACTTCCCAACTGATGCCAATACTTTTACATTTATTAAAATTGAACAAAATTTAGTTGAGGAAACAAGTGAAAAGAAAATAAAAGATTTTGTTCTTAACCATTTATTAAGTCGTGAAGATGTAGGCTTTCAACCTTATGATTTTATGTCATCAAATAATAAATATTTTCAGTCTGATTTTTTAAGTTTTTTAGAAAGTTCAGAAATAAATATAAAAGAAGATACACAAACTGAATGTTTTTTATATTTCAATAATTGTGTTGTCAAAGTAACATCTGAAAATATTGAAACTATTGATTATTTAGATTTAGATGGATTTGTTTGGAAAAGACAAATTATAAATAGAGAGTATCAAAAATACGACCATCATGATGCTGTTTTTAGAAAGTTTTTATGGTTGATATCCGGTAAAAATGTAGAAAAGTATAATTCTTTTAAATCTGTAATAGGTTACCTTTTACATTCATTTAAAACATCAGCAAATAACAAAGCAATTATTTTTAATGATGAAACAATAAGCGAAAATCCTAATGGCGGAAGCGGAAAAGGTTTGTTTTGGAATGCATTAAGTCAAACTAAAAAAGTAAGCAGTATTGATGGGAAAACATTTGAATTTACCAAAAGTTTTCCTTATCAAACTGTAAGCACAGATACACAAATATTGGTTTTTGATGATGTGAAAAAGAACTTTAATTTTGAAAGTTTGTTTAGTTTAATTACGGAAGGAATAACGCTTGAGTACAAAGGCCAGGATGCTATTAAATTACCAGTTCAAAAAAGTCCTAAAATTTTAATAACTACAAATTATACTATTGGAGGTGTTGGCGGATCATTTGAAAGAAGAAAATTTGAAGTTGAAATGTCAGACTATTTTAGTTATAAGCATACGCCTTTAGATGAATTTGGCCATTTGCTTTTTGATGATTGGGATAATAATGAATGGTTAATGTTTGATAATTTTATGATTAATTGTGTTCAATTTTATTTACAAAACGGATTAACTAAACACGACTTTAAAAATTTAGAAGTTCGTAAATTCATTAAAAATACTTCTTTTGAATTTTATGAGTGGTCTAAACCAAATAATGAAGGTAAAAATGAGAATATTGAATTTAATACACGATGCATAAAACAAACTTATTATGATAGCTTTATAAACGAATATCCCGATTTTAAAACTTATAAGTTAAGTCAAAAAAGATTCACCCAATGGCTTGATCACTATTGCAAATTTTATGGTCATACTTATTTAACAGGAAACTCCAATGGTCAAAGATGGTTTGAGATAAAAAATGATAATGCTCCAATTATTGATGATAATGATATAATGTTTTAATTATGGAATTAAGGAACTATCAAATAAGACTTTCAAAAGAAGCTGCTGAAATATTACAACGAAAAAAGATTGTGTACCTGGCGATGGAAGTTAGAACCGGTAAAACAATTACAGCTTTGCAAACTGCTGAAAATTATGGTGCTAAAAATATTCTATTCCTAACCAAGTTAAAAGCTTTTAGTTCAGTGCAATCTGATTATGACAATGTTGGTTTTAGTTTTAAATTAACTATTGCAAATGATGAAAGTTTACATAAAATTTCATGCAATTTTGATTTAGTCATTCACGATGAACATCACCGATTTGGTGCATTTCCTAAACCAAATGCAACTGCGAAACTATTCAAAAAAATGTACGGAAATTTGCCGATGATTTTTTTATCAGGCACTCCAACTGCCGAAAGTTACAGCCAATGGTATCATCAGTTTTGGGTGAGCGATTATAGTCCATTTGAGCAACCAACTTTTTATAAATGGGCAAATGATTACGTGAACATAAAAGTGAAGCATTTAGGCTATGCAAAAGTAAATGATTACACAGATGCAAGGAAAAAAGACTTTTGGCATTTAATACGATATTACATTCTAACTTTTACGCAAGTTGAAGCGGGATTTAGTACGCAAGTTAATGAAAATGTACTCTATTGCGAGATGGATGCGATTACTTATAAGATAATTAAAAGGTTAAAAAAAGATTTAGTAGTACAAAATAAAGAAGGTCAATTGATATTAGCTGATACTTCGGTAAAGTTACAGCAGAAATTGCATCAGCTTTATAGTGGAACTTGCAAGTTTGAGGATGGCACGAGTAAAGTAATTGACTTCAGTAAGGCAATGTTTATCGATAATCATTTTAAAGGTCAAAAAATAGCCATATTTTACAAATTTGTCGAGGAGTTTAATGCACTCAAAAACATTTTTGGCAATAGATTGACAAACAATTTAGAAGAGTTTAACACAACCGATAAAAATATCGCTTTGCAAATAGTAAGTGGCCGGGAAGGTATTACTTTGGCAAAAGCTAAATATTTGGTTTACTATAATATTGATTTTAGTGCTGTAAGTTATTGGCAGTCCAGGGATCGTTTAACCACAATGGATAGGAAAGTCAATGATGTTTATTGGATATTTAGCAAAGATGGAATTGAAAGCAAAATTTACGCTTCAGTAATTAAGAAAAAAGACTATAACAATGAAACATTTAAACGAGATTTCGGAACAAAAAATCCAAACAAAAATAATCAACCGACTCACAAAAGAGGGATGGCTTTGCGTTAAATTGATTAAGACATCAAAGAACGGAATCCCGGATTTGATGTGCCTAAAAGATGGCATAACAATGTTCATTGAAGTTAAAAGGCCAAATGGAAAATTAAGCGAATTGCAAAAAATAAGAATTAAGCAATTACAAGATTTAGGCTTTGATTGTAAAATTTGGGTTGATTATGATGTAAATTATAATTAATTGTTTATATTTGCCGATGTAGAGTCGTAGCTACAATTAAAAATTTGTTTAATTCCCGCATTGATAAAGACTACGACCTTTTGATTTGCGGGTTTTTAATTTAAAAAATATGAATACAATATCAGTACAGAGATTTAAAATTGACATTAACCACTTTGAAACTCAAATTTCAAAAAGTGGCAGACCATTTAGGTTGAGTGGTGTTCAAATCGTAAGAACTAAACCGGCACAATGGGTGAATAAAATGCTATTGCATGGCACGATTTACAGCTTTCGATATTTGGATGAGCAAGATGGTTTTTTTGCTTTTGAGTTTGATCCGTTTAACAATTTTATTTCAAAAATATGATTTACACAGTTAGAAATATAGCAGAGTTTTGCGATGTCGATTACGGATTTATAAACAGGCTGTCATGGTATGTTCTTTGAGCAATTCGGCGGGAGTTCCTTTGCTGATGATTTCACCACCAAATTTTCCGGCTTTAGGACCAATATCAATAACATAATCAGCTCGTTCTATCATGTCTTTGTCGTGCTCTACCACCAAAATCGAATTCCCAATATCGCGCAGTTGTTCTAATGAATGAATTAGTTTTTCGTTGTCTCTTTGGTGTAGTCCAATACTCGGCTCATCTAAAATATATAATACACCAACCAATTGTGAACCAATTTGTGTTGCCAATCGAATACGTTGTGCTTCTCCGCCGGAAAGCGATTTGGAACTTCGGTTTATTGATAAATAATTTAGACCAACATTTACCAAAAAGCGCAAACGATCTTTAATTTCTTTTACGATTTCTGTCGCGATGATTTTTTGCTTTTCATTCAGATAATTATCCAAATCCTCAAACCATGCTGATAATTCCGAAATATCCATAGTCGATAAATCAAAAATATTTTTCTCGTGAATACGGAAATACATGGCTTCTTTTTTCAAACGTGAACCTTGGCATTCGGTACAAGTTACTTCGTCCATAAACTCTTTCGCCCAACGTTTTATGGAAGTCGATTGACTTTCGTCGTATTGGTTTTTAATGAAATGAGATATGCCTTCGAATTCAATTTTGTATTCTTTAGTAATACCTAATGTTTTTGATTCTACTGAGAATTTTTCCTTACCACCATGTAAAATAACTTCCATGGCATCTTCTGATATAGTTTCTACTGAGTCAGCTAATGTGAAGCCGAACTTTTCTCCAATGATTTCCAATTGTTTGAAAATCCAGGAACTTTTGTATTCGCCAAGAGGAGCAAAGCCACCATTTTTGATAGATAATTTCGGATTTGGAATTATTTTTTTTAGATTGATTTCGTGCACTGTTCCTAATCCTTTACAAACTTCACAGGCGCCTTTAGGTGAATTGAACGAAAATAAATTTGGCTCCGGATTTTGATAGGATATTCCAGATGTTGGGCACATTAAATTCCGACTGAAATAACGCACTTCATTGGTGTCCTGATCTAAAATCATCAATACATTTTCGCCATGATACATAGCAGTTTTGATGCTTTCGGTTAGGCGTTTTTCGTTCTCCTCACTATTCTCAATTACCATTCTATCGATAACAATTTCAATATCGTGGGTTTTGTAACGATCGAGTTTCATTCCGGGAAGCAAATCCTGAACTTCACCATTGACACGCACTTTTAGAAAACCTTGTTTGGTAATTTGTTGGAACAATTCGGCATAATGGCCTTTTCGGGCACGAATAATTGGCGCTAAAATATTGATGCGTTTTCCAATAAAATTTTTGATAATCAATTCCTTAATTTGCTCATCTAAATAGGAAACCATTTTTTCGCCGGTCACATAACTGTAAGCTTCACCGGCACGAGCATATAACAAACGCAGGAAATCATATATTTCGGTTATTGTCCCAACGGTGGAACGCGGACTTTTACTTGTGGTTTTTTGTTCTATAGCAATTACAGGAGACAATCCGTCAATTTTATCTACATCTGGGCGTTCCAATCCGCCAAGAAATTGACGTGCATAAGCTGAAAAAGTTTCGATATAACGGCGTTGTCCTTCTGCATAAATGGTATCAAAAGCTAAAGACGATTTTCCCGAACCCGAAAGCCCAGTAATAACGACCAGTTTTTCCCTGGGTATTGATATGTCAATATTCTTTAAATTGTGCACACGTGCACCAAGAACTTCAATCGTATTTTCAGTATTTAGCATAACATTTTTTGCAAAACGCAAAGGTAGTGTTTTGGCTTTAAAAATTTAGAAAAGTCTATGAATTTAAAGGAATTGTTTTAGACTTTTTAGATAATGATATTACTATTGAATTAAATGACTCAACCTTTAGCCTTTATTAATATGAATCAGCACAAAATGTATAGATGTATGAGGCTTATGCAATTCCTCCAGGACAAGCCAAGAAATATGTACACAATTGAAAGGTATTTGAGTGTAAGTAATAGAACAGTTTACCGGTATCTAAAACTTTATGAAGCACTTGGATATATTGTAAAAAAAGACAAATTTAATAAAGTTGAACTAATAAAACCATAACTATGAACTACCTATTATCAAAAGAGCATTTTTTAGCTTACGAACAGACTAAAGAAGATTATAAAAATTTAATTTGCCATTATGCAGATTTTAAACTTTATCGCAAAGGAACTGCACAAAAAGACAAAGCAAAGAACAACTGCCATAAGTATTTAATATCAATTATCGTAAATAAAAACGTATTAGGAATTGATACTACTGCTGATGAATTAATGTTGGATGAATTGTTTGAAAGGATTAAATAAAAAAAAGGTAGGCGCTTGGCGACTACCTTTTTCAACTTTAACTCAAAACTATTATGAAGCTTCAAATTTAAACAAAAAAGTTTAATTTATCTTTATATTTTTTGTATAAAATGTAAATAGGTATTAAAAGCAAAAACCAAAGCAGCCACCAATAAGAGTCTTTTCGTTCAGTTTGTTTTACTTTAACTACTTTGTTGGATTTAACTATCTTTAAATTGCTTTTTTGTGCGTTGTGTTGGACTTTTACATCTTTTACGATACTTATATTGTTTTTCTTTTTTGAACGCTTTATTTTAGCGTTTTTGTACGTTATTCCATTTACAACCATAGGAATTGTATCAGATACCGGACTTATCTCAATTTCATCACTTGTTGAAGTATCAACTATTTTAGTGTTGTCTGTAACTTTAGTTTCAGTTTTAGCTTCAGTTTTAACCTCTGTTTTCTCTGATTCTTTTGTTTCTGACTTTTGCACCTTTCGTGATCCACAAGATGTAAAAAATATTGCAAAAAATAAAGCTAATATAATAGCTACTAAAATTATATTATTTTCGTTTTCGTGATTGTTTGCTGTCATTCTGTATTTTTTTTTATTAAGTAATACCAAAGCCAAATTAATTTTTCTCTTATAAATTCGTAAGCTACTAATATTAATATATATTTCATATATTGTATTGTTTTAATTTCTCCAAATATAAAATAAAATCCATCGCCTCTTGTTGAGCGTGATTAATCCACTCCAGACAAGTTAAATCCTCTCTGTCTAGTGTTGTGTTGTATTTTTTAATTCCAACCTCTGACCGCTCTTTAAATTGGTTTATTACTGATTCTACTATTGTGTCTTTCATAGTGTAAATTCAAAATTATATATAGTGCAAATTAAAAATTAATTACTTTTTATGTCTATTTAAACCCTAAAAATTAAGGTTTATCTTTAAACGATTAGTAACTTATAAGTTACGCATCTTGTACGCATTTTGGATAAGTACAATAGTTTAAATTGCATATTTCTCCCTCTCTTTTAACTCCTTTAAGTTTGCACTTGTTTGAGTCTTTGTCGTTAGGCCAAAACATATTACAATTATCCTCGTCAGGCTCTCTATTAAATACTCCATAAGATTGATAAACTAAACTTGCCGGAGCGGTAAACCTATGGCAGTACTCTTTACTTGGACATAAACTATCGTTACATTTTGCAAAATCAGCCATTTTTTTGTTTTAATAATTCTCTATAAATAGCATTTGTTTTTTCGCAATTTTGACCTCGTAAATATTGTCGAAGCATTTTATTAGCTACTTTCTCAATTCGCGAATCAAGATCAGGCACAACTTTGTTTTCCATTACACAATTTTATAATCGATTATTCTAATATTCTTTAATTCATAATTCCCATCCTGGAAAACTTTAACGTGAGCAAATCCATGATTATATTGGTTATAAGGCGAATATTCAGGCTCTAAACCGCAAAGGCATCCAGTAGGCCAATTTGTCATAACTTCACCGCTTAAACTCTTTTCTGTATGTTCTGATGTTCTATGGTGATGACCTACTATTGCACTTTGTTTAGCTTTCATAAATAAACCCCTTGCAGGATTAACAGGAGGTGCAAATCCCCCAAACCATTCGTGGCCATGAAGTATTGGAAGTTTACCAGCTAAAGCCATTTGCTTATCCTTAACCAATGTAACTCCAAACTCCCTAAATCTTAAAAGTTGTTCAAGTTTAAAATCATCAATTCCCAATAACTCCGGAGCTTTAATCATTAAATAATCCTCATACCTTTTTTCGTGATTTCCAATTTTATAATAGATAGGGCATTTAAATAAATCTTGCATCATTTTTAGAAAAACCCTAACCATTTCTAACTCACCCGCCATATCCCTCAATCGTCTGTCTTTTGTAAATAGACTACATTGGTAAAAGTCTGCAATATCACCGTTTAAATAGATTGTATTGACTTTGTTTTCTATTCCGTAATTAATGGCCAATTTAAGAGCCTTATTGTCTTGATAAGGAAAATGTATATCACTTAAAAGTAAAATATTATTTTGGCCTTTTGGAATTATAAACGGTTCGCACTTTTCGTAATCACTATCCGGTAAATCAATTTTTTTACTCATACATTGTTTTTTTTGAGTTTCAGAACGTTCACCGGCTTGGGAAATAGGCGAACTATTTTTACCATTTTCACCTCTGTATCTTCTTACGTTTGACCTTATTCCATCAAGTGAACTAAAATCTAATTTATGTTTTTCATAAATTAATCGTGAAATGGCCATTGTAGTTGCGTTTGGGAACTGATTTATAAAAGATAAAACAATATCTTTTTTGTAAGTTGCAGCGTTTTGATTTCCTTTTATGCTCATAAGTTTATAGTTTGGTTATTCAAACCTACAAAAAAAGTATTGAATAACAATACTTTAAGGTAAAAAATATAAATCAGCTTCTTCGATTCTTCTATTGGTTAAGCCATTAATAACTTTACCATTAGCTTTGTTCCATCGTAAAAACTCCGCTTTTATTGTTAAATCATTTGGGTTTTTATTCACTTTTTTTAATAAAGTAGATGAAGAAAAATTACCAGTTCCAACATTGTAAGCAAATGAAACTAATGCATTAAATTGATTTTGATTTATATTTGATGTTACCAATGTATCCACTCTTTTAGCAAATCTATTAGCTATTTCTTTAAACATTTCAAAAGCTTCTTGTTTAGTAATATCCTTATCCAATAAAGTTACTTTTTTACCATCTAAATAATATGTATTTCCGTAACCTATTGTTGGTATTTTAGCTGGACATAAATAAGGTTTTAATCTTAACCCTTCGTGTTTAGTTATAAATAAATAACCTTTATTATCTAAAATCATTTGTTACTTTTTTTATAAATTTCAAATTGCTTTTTTAATGCTTCGTGGTCTTTTTCTAAAGCAACATATTTTAATTCAAGCGCATCAAATTTATCCTTCCAATATTTTGAAGCTTCTACTTCTTTTGCGTAGGCCAAATACAAATCATTAAACTGCTTTTGTAAACTTCTAACATCATTTCTTAATTCTGAAATATCTTTAGTTTGTTCAACGTTACAAGCTCTTAATTCATCCCTATCAGTTTTTAAATCTTCAACCAAAGAATCATAAATATTTTGAACTTTAGTTAAAAAGTCGCCATTGCTATTTTTTATTTCAACTTTTTTAGCTTGTTTTCCGCCAAATATCCAAGCTATTGGAATTGATATTGTACTAACTATTGCAACCCAATTTTCTAATAACCAAATCATAACTTTATATTTCTATTGCACCTTCGTAAAACTCCCTTGTTTCAAAATTGAAATATGGTTTTTCATATAAAACAAGTAATAGTTCATCTATTGCGATTTCATTTTCTTGTAGTTCATACTCTACTGCTGTACAATATAAAAATTCTCCTGTTATTCCGTTTATAATTGATTTCATTAGTTTGTTATATTACATAAATTAGGTGTTACAGTATCTGAAATAGTAGCTAATTGTAAAGTAAAAAATAAATACAAAGTATTTGCAGTATTATAAGTAGTTGAATTTCCAGCGGTGTTTACTGCTGTAACATCCGAAACTAATGAACTGCTAAAATTATATCCGGAAAGAGTTCCACCGTTCAAATCAAATGTTCTTGTCATCAGCGCATAAGTATTAGCAAGGACTGTAAAGTTTAATATCCCTATTTGTGTTGCACCAACTAAAGTGTTTGTAGTGTTTATTTTTAATCGCAAAGTAGTTGCCGAAGTATTTGACTTTGTAGCTTTAAACAATATTTTCATTACATCACTACTATTAAAAGTATCCCCATTAATAGTTGCGGTTGCTATAACAGTTTCAGCTACTGTTCCTGTATGAGCAGTTTGTGAAGTTTGAACAAATTTAAAAGGGCTGTATGATAACGCATCTTGTTTATTATTAAAAGTACTCCAATCTGTTGAACTTAATGCACCTCTATTTGATGCACTTGCAGTAGGTAAATTAAAAGTATGAGTATCCGTTGCTGAACTAATTGCAAAATCAGTTCCACTTGTTCCAACTGCTAAATTTTGTACTTGTGTAGTTAATCCATTTAATGCAGTTAATCCTGTTGTAAATGTTGTAAGTACTTCACAAAGATTTCCATTTTCTGTATGTAGTGTTATAGTTCTTCCACTTGTAATTACATAAATACGAATTGCTAACCTATCAGTAATAAGTAATGAAGTTTGTGGTACAGGAATTGAAGTAAAGTATTGGTCAACAGTTGTACCATTTGTAATACCTTCAGGATTTGCTGAACCACTTGCAACAAGCGTAAATGTATTTGTTTCACTTACTTTATAAAGTTCAGCGTAAAATTGTGGACTTCCACCTGTAGCACTTGATTGTAAATAAAATTCTACATTCCAATTACCACCGGGGATATTTAAAAATGAAGGATCTCCTGCATCAGTTATAAATGATGCAATATATCCATTACCTTGACCATTTGTCCTTGTAAAATTAGTTCCAGCACCAAGTATTGGTGTTTTACTCATTTGATAATAAGTATCTCCACCAAATGTACCTTGGGATACACTACCATTAAGGTAATAATTAACTGATGAACCACCACCTGTTGAATTAGGGAAATTAGCAAGTGTTCCATCACCTCTAACATATTGAGAAACTAAACCTGCACCTGTTACAGCTATATCACCACTTGAAGTAATTGGGCTATTTGTTACGGTAAAAGCATATGGCATAGTTAAACCTACGGACGTAACGCCTCCGCTTGTAATATCAGAAAGCAAAGCTATTGTTCCATCAGCATCTTGAAAAGTTTGTACTTTATTTGTACCAACTATTGAAGTTGGATAGTTAATTTGTAAATTTTTAGTTGTGGTTTCATCAACATGGTATATACTATCAGATTTATAAATAGTTTGACTATCATCTCCATTTACAAAAAAACCATCACTATTTATAGAAGCACCTTTAGTAGGTTCAATAATACTTGAAACACTTACACTATCATCACCTAATGTTATAATAGATAAATCCCCTGTTATTGTATTACCCTCATCAGTTACATCTTGAAGTGTTGAAGTGGTAATATCAGAAAGTAAAGCCATTGTTCCACCTAATCCTCTTATAAAAACTTCTTCGTCAGGTGTTGATGTATTTTCAAATCTTAAAAGAGTATTTCCACCATCGTCTATATCTTCAAAAAGTATTCCGTTAGATTGTAAAGTGAATGATTTTTCGCTATCGTAAACTTTTATAGGATTTGTTGTTTCATTTCCTTCATCAGTAACTTGTTGAAGATTTTGAGAACCACCGCCACCTGTTGCGCTTACAATAGGATTTGCAGGATCGGTATTGTCAACAGTAATATTTGTTCCTGCTATAATATTTTGAACACCAAATATAATTTCATTAATAACTGGGTTTAAAGGATCAGTATTATCAACTGCGCTTCCGGTTACAGTTTGAACTGTTCCGCTTAATGCATTTATAGGAATTTCAACAGCTAACTGCCAATGGTCACTCAAACTCATTATCGCATTTAAGTTTTCCGTACAAATAACATCCGGATAACCATTAATATTTAAAAAAGTACCGGCACCACATAAAAAGAAACTTGGTAATTCGGGAACATCCGGCAACTGTTGGCCATCTGTAACTGATATCGCAATATAACCAACTCCACCACTTACACCAATAGAAGTAGCAACTAAATCAACTAATTCTTGAATAGTAGCCGATTTTAAGTCAGTTCCTACAGTATGAGGAAATAAATTTGTTAAACTTAACGTTTCATCCGGTAGTTGGTCAACTCTTATCGTTGTAATTAATTCGGGATTTATTGCCATATTTTTATAATTTCATTATTTTTAACAATACCATATAAGGTTGCATATTTTTATTAATTCCGCTTTGGCCTTCGCTATTTGTTCTTGAATAAACTACGTCACTACCCGAAGTCAAACCAATTCCCGAAAAGGTTATAGTTCCCGTTCCAGATCCGTAAGAACCTACTCCATGAGTATGCTCCACAACAACAGCATTTTTACTCCCTCCAATAGCTTTAATAACATTGTAATTTACTCCATAGCCAATACTCACTAAACCATCTAAATTTGGAGTTCCGTTTTGCCCATTACAAATAGCATAACCTTCACATAAATTAACTCCTAATCCTGTTTCATCAAAATTGTCGTCAATATAAGCTTGTGTAACCCATAAATCTTTAATTTCAAATTGGAAAGCGTTAGCGTTTATATTGACAAAATCAACTAAATTTTGACCATCTATTTGTTGTAAATCAGTTCCGTTTTCAACTGCTATTTTAGAAGTTAATTCTATTGTGCCTGTTGGTAACTCACCAACTCGAATTGTGGTTATTAATGCTGGATTTATTGCCATTATTCTGTTGTTTTAATTATATAATTTGCATCTGTATTTGTTGTAAGTATTACATCCGGATCACCATCGTTCAATACAAATTCACCTAATCCTCTTGTTTGCGGTATTCCATAACCAACCATTGAACCACTAAAAGTTAAAAAGTCATCAACTGATGAAGCTTCTGAAATTTCAGTAATATAGCATTTGCCATAATCAACTGTTGGAAATAAAGTGCCTTGTATCTTCCAATCTAATAATATTTTTGAACGTTTTAATAATTTTAATTTATCGTAAGATGCAACCGTAAAAGTTCCACCCGCTACAGCTGTATTAATTTGTATTCCTTCAAATGAAATACTATAGCCTTGCATCATTGGTCTTGAAGTATTCCATCCATTATTATCTCTTGTAGTTGTAGATAGCATTTCGGCATTTTCTGAAATTGAATTACTTGTTAAACAGCCAATTGGTAACCAGTTCCCTTGTTGTTTAATATACAAAATCCTATCGTTGCCATTGTAGAAATCCATTAAAAGTAGTTTTAATTACTACAAATGTAGTAAAAAATATTCTTTGTTTATAATCATTCTAAATAAATTTTATTACATTTGTACATATAAACAATACCAATGGTAAAAAATAGAATCGCTTTAGCTTGGGATGTATTAAGAGGTGCAAATAAAAACCTATTTAACGAAAGCATTTATAAATTAGTCGGAGGCCTTACTTCCACATATAATTCTACTTTAGAAACTTTAATAACAAAAGGTTATGGAGAAAATCCTGATGTTAATGCAATAGTAAATCAACAAGCGTCAAAAACAACATCAGTTCCTTATTGCGTAAAAAAAATAGATGATAAAGAGGCTTATAAAAAGTTAAAAAAATATCCTAACAATCCAACGTTTCAACAGAAGTTAGCAATTAACAAACTTAAACGCAAAGCTTACCAAACCGATACGGAATTGCCAATGCCTTTAGAACGCCCTAATGTTAACCAAACATGGAACGATATATTTTTCTTATATAAAGTATATCTTAAAGTTTGCGGTAATGTTTATTTTTATAAGCAAACAATTAGCGAAGGAGCAAACGCAGGTAACCCATTGCAACTTTATATCCTTCCTTCTCATTGGATGCAAATAGTATTGAAACCAAATGCGGCTTTAATGAGTATTGAAAACCCGATTGATTATTATATTATGCAACAGGGGAATCAATTAATACGATTTGAAGCTGCTGATATAATCCACATTAAACGCTCTAATCCTTTTTATAACCAAAGTGGATCACATCTTTACGGTTATAGTGAATTAATGGCCGCTATTAGAAATATAAATAGTTCTAATAACGCAATAGATAATAATTCTAAAACAATGCTTAACAGCGGAGTTTATGGCTTTATTCACGCTGGTGATGGAGCAACACCATTAACAGCAGAGCAAGGTCAATCTTTAAAGGATAGGCTTGTTGAAATGGATAATGATAGTACAAGACTTTCAAACATTGCCGGAGCAAGTGCAAAATTAGGATTTACACGTATTTCACTTACAACCGATGAACTTAAGCCTTTTGACTATTTAAGTTTTGACAGACGTACTTTAGCAAATTGCCTTAACTGGAATGTTGATTTATTAAATGAAGAAAAGAACGGAAGCGGTTTTGGTGTTGATACAATGAATGAAGCACGAAAACGAGTTGTAACTGATAATATTAAACCCGATTTAGATTTGTTAGCGGAATATTTAAATCTTGAATTTATACAAAAGTTTAAAGGTTATGAAAATGCCGAGATTGATTGGGATATTTCAGAACTACCGGAAATGCAAACAGACATGGAAACTATGTCTAAATGGGTTAATTCTGTTCCTTTAACATTAAACGAAAGACGTGAAGTTTTCAATTATGAAGAAATTGACGATGAAATGATGAATGAAATTTACATCCCTACTGGAATAGTCAATTTAAACGATCCAACACTTAACACGTTAATGGATGGACAAACTACGCTTTAGACAAGAAGTTCAAGCCTACCGAATAGTTAGAAGGAATGTTATTAAAATAGTTAACGCTATTCCTTTTAATAATATGTCTAAATTAACTTATGAAGCTTTAATTAATTCAAATGTTACCGAAAAGCAAATAAAGGATATGTATAAAGAGATTTATACTACTTTAGGCAATCCACAATATAAACGTATTAAAAGAAGCATTAAAATTGTTGAATTAGACTTTGAGACAATTATAGCCAATTGGCTTAACTCGAATATGGGTTTGCGTATTGTTTCCGTACATCAAACATTAATTGATGCCATTGTTGCTGTTATTGCTAAAGGATATGAAGATAATATTTCAGTTGCCGATATAACAAGAAACTTGCAAAACAAATTCGGATGGTATAAATACCAAGCTTTAAGAATAGCACGAACTGAAACTACAACCGCAACTAATTTCGCTACTGTTGTAGCTGCACAAAACTCCGACTTTGTATTAGAGAAAACTTGGATCAGCGTACAAGATAACAGGACCAGGAGACCGCCTAAATCTGTTTATGACCATTTAGATATGAATGGTGTTAAAGTTGATATTAATCAGCCATTTTTTACAAGTGGTGAATATATAATGTATCCTGGTGATCCAAATGCAAAGGCAGGAAATGTAATTAACTGCCGATGCAAAGTGGTGTTTACTGTTAAAGAAGATGAAAACGGATTACCAATAAGAAAAACTATCCTTTAATAGTTGCCTTAACTGTATTATTACCATAATCAGGACTTATCGTATATTGAATATCTGCAATGTCCGTATTATAAAATTGTAATAATTTAACTTTGGTTATATTATTTTTATAATCATAATCCCACTCAATAGGCATAAATAATCCAACTATATTATCAATAGTAACTACTGATAAGTAAGGAATATATCCATAAATATCACCAGTAAATAATTTAATAGGATTTGATTGTATTCTTAAATCATCCATTGCGGAAATACCTAATAAAGGTAAATTTTCAAACTTATTTTTTCGAGTCCAACCTGTTGTTAAAGTTATTAAATCATCTTTATATATAGAACCAATAAAAGAAGATATACCATCGCCATTAAATACTTTTTGATTTTCTTTAGTAATTGAGCTTGGAGGTTGTGAACGAGTAACTGTATGAAATTCTCCAACCAAACCTTGTGATTCTAAAATATTGCTAATTAAATCAACAGAATCGTATCCTGCTGTTATGAAATCAGCAAAAGGATTACATATTATAATTTGTAAAGTACAATCATTAATTAAAGGAGGTAATGATAATTTAAAATTTGAATAAACTA